AGGAAACCATAGCTACCATACTCAAGGAACTTGAGGCATCGGGTCTCGTCGATACTGGACTTAGCCGCAAGTCGCGCTTGGCAGACTGCCTGAATCTTGGGGTCGTCATGCTCGCATAACTCTTTGAACGCCACGTCGGTCTTACCGAACGCCCATGTGGTCTTGCCGGTTTTTTCAGACACTTTGGTCGGGATAATAAACGTACCGCTCTTGCCTTGCTCGGCTTCCTCTTCGGTCACACCGCCGATACTGCGTAGGACTTCGGCGAACTTGTCGTTACTGCGCAAAAGCGCAGACAGGTTGTCTTGGGTTGTACCAAACATCTTGCACACCTCTGCCAACTGCTCGGCCTTGTAGGTACGGCAACGGTTAAGCTCGTACTCGACCGTAGGAATATCAACGGTCAGGCGTGGCTCGGTGTAGCAGCGCAGGATGATGTCTTGGAAGTGCATCTCCTCGTCCGTCAGGTACTGACGCAGCACTTTGAACAAGAACCATGTGATGTCGGTATCGTTCTTACAATACTCACGGTAGGCTGCCCACTGTTGGGGCGTGAAGTCGGCACGGCGTTTGCCCAATGCGTCCAGCACTTCTGTGCCTTTAGGCGGTACGGCGTACCCTGCTTCTTGCAACAAGCGGATACAGGTGGCAAGGCTGGCACTACCGGCAATGGTCGGAACGCCTAATGCTTGAGCCATACTCATGGTATCAATCAACATCGCAGGGCGCACACCGTACCGCCAGTACAGGATACTGCCGTCGAACACGGCGTTATGCGCGATGACCGCAGTATTAGACCAGTCAACCGTAGCGAAGAACGTAGGGATTTGCTCGCCGTCGATGATTTGCACAGGGGCTTCATTGAACTTGGCAGAGACCATCAACACTTCCATCTGCGGGTGCATGACGTAGGCTTGCGTCGTCATCTTCTTGAGGTTGATTTCTTTGTCGTAATACGTTTCAAAGTCGAGGGTAAGATAATTCATCGTGTTAATTCCATAACGAGTTTAGGTGTCATGAGTGTAGCCCACAGGTCACGGCGCAGAATACCAATCATCTTGCGGTACTCATACTTGGCAACACCCCACACCGTAGGGTCGGCACTGTTGGACATACGTCGCAGGGACACATCGGTCGAGGCGAGCAGTACGCTTACCACCAGCACACAAACTTCAATGAGTGCGCGGAGGGCGAACAGCAGGAGGACAAGGCCGTCCCACACAGAGTAAGCTACCAGCAATACAAGCAGGCACAGATAGGCAATAGGGGCGACAATATAGGCCATCAGCGTTTCCTTTCAAAGAATACGGACGAACGGCGCAAGTTATCCATCTGCTCGGAAATATCTTCAGCTACTAGGCGTTTAGTTGTACCAATAATATCGTCATGGAACGTATAGGTACGAGTGTAGTCATCAAAATTAGCACCAACCGCCAACGCGAGCGTAGATAATACGGAGCATAACATCTTGATGAAAAATACGATGACATAAAGTGTCTCTGCCAGCCACCATAACAAACCGGCGGGGGCGAAGATAATCAGCATCAGTGCCGTCGAGAAGAACTTAATCATAATTTCACTCCTAAGATTTTGGATTCATGCGCCGCCCAGTCGAACACCGACAGGCCGGTCTTGTTCTCAAGGGTACGCAGTTCGCCCTCTGCATCGAGCAGGATACCACGCAGGAACTTGAAGTTATCGGCGAGCATAATCTGCAACCAATCAGCACGAACCTCCGGCACGGAACGTGGTCGGTTCGCCGGTGGTGACTTAGGTACAAGGGTGTGTACGTCGTACAGGTGGTTAGCCCACACGATGATGTCGGTTCGGAACTCGTTGTATGGCAGACCGGAAGCCTTAGCCGCTTGACGCACGTCCTTACCGTTTACCACTGCGACGAACGCGTCGAACAATGCTGGGCGCGGCGTGACCACGATGCACAATTTCTTGCATACCTGCTGGGCGCGGGTGTAGTTCGTCAGGTACTCGAACAGGTGCTGGCTGATATGCTCGTAGCTGTCAGCGATACACAGGCAGACTGTGTACAGGGGCGACAGCACCTCGCGTCGGCGTTGCGGACTCTCCAGCTCGTCGAAGTCAGTGAGCCACGTTACCAATGCAGAGTAGGCCACCTTGCACAACTCAACCGTCTTGCCCATGTTGGGCTGGGCGTACATACGGGCGAGAATGTGGTAGGCATTCAGGGCGCGAGTGAAGAACGTCAGGGTGCTGGGGTCGGTCATGTAGGGCATATCGCCCAGTCGCAACCACATCTCTGACAGGTAGGTGTACAGGGTGTCGCGGTCGATAAGGGGCGCGTCCATCATCTTCTTGCAGTACAGCTTCCGACCATTCAGCACCTTATTGTCTCGGTTGCGGTCGGTCTTGAAACTGGCGTGGGTCTCGCGCTTGGTACGTTTTACCAATCGCTCGGCTTGCTTTTGCAGCTTCGCCTCTTTGCGCTTGGCGGTCAGTGAACTGGCTGTTTGCATGGGTCGGGTAGCTCAGGTAAAGGGTTGTTCTTCACGGCTTCGCGGATAGCTTCAGCGCGTCGCTTAACCATGTCCAGTGCTTCTTCGGGGTAGGGGGTTACTTCGGTCAGTAAGGTCAGACCATCGATGGTTTCGTCGATAACGTCGTCCACGTTTTCGTGGTTAAGGTGCAGCACATCGAACAGGCTGTTAAGGGCTTGGCGGAAATAATTCATTTTCTCAACCTTTGGTAAATAATATCTAGTTCAGGGATAAGGGTGTCGGCATCTCCCCACAGGGCGAAGCCACCGGCGGCAGTGATGCGCCCCAGTTGCAGGCGTTGGTTGGTGCGTGGTGCTTGACCTTTGGCCTTGCACTCGACACCGACGAACCGTCCGCAGACACACAGCAGGAAGTCAGGCACACCCACCTCGCCCGCTTGTACCACACGGACGATGTACACATCGGGTTTGTCTTTAGCCCACTGCTTCACAGCATGGACGACCGCGCTCTCCGGCGTGGTACTGCTACGGCTCGGCCTCACTGCTCGCACACCCAACGGTATGGCATCAATCTTAATCATGCGCCCACCTGCACGTTGAAGTAGGCCAGCACATCTGCGTCGCTCTTGTCGGCGAAGTCAGGGTATCGGGCGCGTAAGGCGTTGGCGATGGCCGCCGTCGCATCGTCAGGCGCAGGGGTCAGTTGCATATCGACATCGAGGGTATCGACCAGTGCCAGCAGGCTGTCGATTTGCGCCTTGAGTTGGCGCAGTACCGAGATGGGGACATCGCCCCGTGCCTTGAGTAGGTCGGCGTAAGTTTCAGGTGTGTTACTCGTCATGTTCCACCTCCACGATGGCGATGTAGGAGTTGTCAGGACTTGGAATACCGTATCCGAAAGGAATATTGTTCCACTTCTCACAAAAATCTTCCGCTGAATACAGCCTCCAATCATCAGCAGTGCCAAGTATCTGCCCGACTGCTTCACCCATAGCAGATATGGTGCGGTATCGTTTACCAATCAGGGATGCCATATCCTCACTACAAATGCTAAGTCCGGCAGGCACTACCAATACATAAGTTTTCATCGGCTGGCCTCCGCATCGCCACGCACACGCTCCATCGCATCGAGCTTGTCGTACTGTTCTTCAATCACTTGGGCTTGCTCGTACACTGCCACTTGGTTCTCAAGCTCGGCGACACGTTGGGCGCATTGGTGGTCGGGCATACCACTGTTACTGCTCATGGCGTACACGCCACCACCGATAGCGGCAACGGCGAGAATAGTTCGGATTGCGTATTTCATGATTGCTCTTTCATATATTTAACAAACTCTGTCAGATGGGCTTCGTACTCGGTGTACTTCTGTTCGAGGGTCAGATACGGATTGCAAAACTCATACTGCTCGGTCAGGGTGTACATCATATCGCCGTCAGTATCGAGGGCATCTTCGAGGTCGTAGGCCGACACGCCGTCGGTCTCATCGTGAATGGTCTCGCACATTGCACGGACACTCGGTGGCGGAGGTTGGTCGTTGACTACCACATCAAACCAATCAGCCAAGACGTTCTCATGTGGGTAGGGGTAGTTGCTGGTGTGCCAGTATGGGTGGGTGCTGAACACTTCTTTTACCGCCATGATTTTGGCGTAACGACTTTCTACATTTTCATCATTCATGGTTTACTCCCAAGAGATAATGTCAATGATTGTTCCGAAATTGTCGCTACTCATAACTACAACATCAAAGCCGTCGGCCTTTAAGCGTTCTACCAGTTTATCGGTGTCCACGAGTGAGGCAATATTAATATCGACAATAGCCGCATCATTAATATAGGCAGTTGGTCTATTGCGCAATGCCACAGCATCGCACTTGCGGTCATCGCAGTGATACAAGCTGAGACCAACCGCGCCTTTGGCAGATTCGGATTCAATAATACCCAACAACGCATGATATACGTCCTCATTACACTGGCCGCGGAACTTGGCAACCGCTTGGCGAGCGAGTTCAGCAGGGGTTTCAGTAGTAATTGGGGATTGCGGGTCTAATACTTTAGTCAAAGTTACCATTGGGTTTACTCCGTTAAGGTTTAATCTAATATTACGAGAGAATCTCTCGTGTGTCAATATGTTTTACACAGCAGTGTCCAGCCAGCTTGCGAGGCAATCCAACACAGTATCTATGGTATCGGTAGGGGACATTGCCAACGCCATGCCTAATGCGTTGACGGCGCGTTGCAGGGCTTTATCCCAAGCCTCCGGCGCGTTGTACACGCCGTGCGAGTGCGCCCACACGCCGTAGTCGTCCATCACGGACAGGTTAACCACTGTTGCGCGAGGGGTTGTGAAACCTTGCACCTTGATGCGCTCGGCTTGCCCTGTGGGTGTCGCTACCACGTCGGGTGCATACAGTGGGGCGTTAGCCAGTCGGCTGGCTCGCATGGTCTTGCGGATACCGCGTGTTTGAGGCTTGCTATAAATGCCATCGGGGGCGCGGAAGCCGGACTCGGTGCGCGTCCAAAACTCCGACTGTTGCAGTCGGGCTTCAAATGCACGGTCGAACCGCCACTGAGAAGCATTGGTCACGAAGCCCCACACGATTGGTAGGTTCGGCTCAGGTCGTGTCGGTGTGTAGGCAGGGTGTGGCGGTAGCAGGGCGTGTCGGTGTGGTGTCAGGTTTACCACATCATCGCCCGCGAAGTTACCATCAACCAGTGGCATGATTGCGCCACAGGCAAGGGCTTCACGATACGCGCCCTCGTCATGGCGCAGATAGGCCACCACCTCGCCCGCCGTCAGCCGTGCGTTACGCATGGACTGACGGCGTTGGGCTTCAAACACATCGGCCACAGTGATTTGCGTGATGTCGCCTTGTGCCAACATCTTCTTCAGCTTATACACACTGATTCCTGTCACTTGGCTCACGGCCTTGATTGATTCAGCCATCTTCACGCTCCTGTTTGATTGACATACCAATCACATAGACCATAGCTTCGGCCAACTGATTAATATTAGATGCGTTCATTTCTGCGATAGCCTCGTCCATCAAAGGCTTCAGGATAACGGGGATAATTTCGTCCACGCTATCTACCAACTGTTGCCCCTGATAGGGGGTGCTATACAACGTCAACATCTGCACTGTCTCCTCGCACACACCCTCTTCCCAGTCGAAGTAATACACTTGTGTCGTGTCGTCATCGGGGGCAATCCCCATATCCGCAAGCTGGCGCATACACTTAATAACAGCATCATAATGCGTGGTGGCATCCTCAATATACTCGCACACGCTATTGGTGTATGGTGTTTGCACTCGGTCGTAGATTTGGTGCGCATCCAGCCCCAGTGCAGACAGGCCATCGATAATTGCTTTGCGCATATCGCACAGGTTTGCCAGTTGTTCTTCGTAGTTGTACATGATGTTCCTCTCTTACAGTTTTTGCCACAGGTGGTCTACCAAGTCAGGCTCGGCGGTCAGTACTTCGTCCAGCATGATGCTGTACCGTTGAGCAATTTCAGGCGTGATGTCGCTATCGTTTTGATAGTCCTCATCAGCGCCGAACACATGGTAAATCAGGGCTTCGCCCAAGATATAGACCACCATGTCAGCCACCCAGCATGGGTTGCCGTAATTCTCGGCAGGGGTAGTTTGCCCGAAGTTATCTTGCTCGTAGTCAATCACGGTGCGGATAGCGTTGAACGTACCAATCTGTTCAAGGTCGCGTTTCGCATCGGCAGTGTGAATGTAGGTGTTGTCTTGGTTGTACACGGTGTCGTGCATATCAGCAGTGGACACGCCGTCCAAGATACCATCGGCAAAGGCGTTAATCAGTTGTGCTTCTACTTCGTTAAAGATTTCAGGTTTCATTTTAGATATAGTCTTTCATAGCTTGTTTAATCACTTCCATCAACCGCTTGGCTTCTTCTACTTCGCATTCAAGGATAGCGGTTTGCAGTTCTTCGGTAGTCACAATACCGAAGTAATCAATAGCACTTGCAAACAGTTGCTGGCCTTTATACTCCACGTCTTGCTCGTCCAAGCAGAACACAAGCTCGTCTGCGTATGTCCACTGGATTGATTGCTCTTGTTCGTCAAACCAATAGACAGGCACATGGTCGGTCATGGTTAAACCAATGTTTTGCACCCATCGGCAGGCACTGGCAAGCAGGTCATACCATGCACTAATGGCGTTAACGTGGCGGTCTTCGGGGGCATTGCGGATTTCTTCGTGCGTACCGACAGGGCGGTCAACAAGGCGTAAGATTTCATCTAAGCCGTCAACGTGGTTGCCCTCCATCAAGGCGCAGATGATTTGCGTTCGTTTGTTTTCCATCGCCAAGATTGCATCTCGGCGTTCAAGTGAAATAATAGGTTTCATTTGTGTTTCCTCTTAGTCGCTCATACTTCAACTTTAAATGCTTCGATTACCTTATACACACGATAGGCCAACTCTTCCAAACCGCCAGCATGAATTATCATAGCTTTCTCGTGGTAGGCGTTTCTAGTCGCATTGTCGCAGGGCAAATGGACTACGGCTGTGGCCATATCATTCTCGTGAACTTTGATTGACTGGACAATCGGGTACTTAACACGTTTAATTGGATTCATGGTTGCACCCTTTCTTCAAAGTTGCACGGTCAGGCTGTCGCCTGTGCCGTCGTTGTAGATATACTCAATATCAAGGATTTCGCGGTCGTATCCCTGTCTCTTAGCTTGTGCCACGCAATACCGGCGAATACTCTCTTCAGGCCACTTGCCATGTAGCATGAGGGACGGATTGCGGAACAGGGCATTGCGTGGGATATATTTACAAGTCTGCGTTGCCAGTTCGGGGAACATAATCCATGCGCGGACTTCTGTCATCTCTTTGGTTTTCATTCAAAATCCTCCGGTGTCCAACCATAAGCGGTTGGAATACCAAAAATAACGTCCTCTACACTAAAACACGCCATACTACTTTTTGACAGTAGGCCAGCCCCACCGCACTCAACCATTTTACGAATAAGGGCGATGGTATTAAGGTTAGTTACAGTCTCGGTGTAACGCCCCAATCCCCACGACTGGCTGTTTCCGCGCTCGTACTTACGGCATGGGCATTTAATAATCAAGCGGTCGCCATGGTCGGTAATGGTATATTGGGTATCCCAAATGTCGAACTTAACAGGGATAGTGTATGTAGTTGGTTTCATACGGTTACTTTCAATTCAATAGTTCCAGTCATACCCATTCCAGCTTCTGGACGGCCTTTGTGTTTGCGCTTAATTTGCGCACGGGTGTTAAACCATTTGACAGACAAGGCGGTCAAGCCTAACAAGTGCAACACTTCAGTCACACGCTTGCACACATCGGCACTATCAGGCGGTAAGATACGCAGGTCATGTTGCAAAACACCACGCTCAATCTTGCAAATCACTTTGCCCTCATACCATATACCAATGGCATCAAAGGTGTATCGTTCGGCGCGGAAACCATTGTTACCAAGAATCAAGCCTTTGGCTTCAGGGTCATGCAGGAACTCGATTAATTTGTTCATGGTTGTTTGCCTTTTATGCGCGTTCAATACGCGCGAGTGTCAATCGGTGCATGATGGTTAACATAGCCTTACCAACATCGTCAGCGGTGTAGTCCACACCGTCGGGAATACTGATTTCCATTCCCCAGTCGCTATGCCAGTTGTCATTGTCGGCCATACGGCTGTCAGTCAGGCTTTGCCCATAGGTAAAAGTGTTCAAATCAAAGTTACCATCTTGGTCGGTTTCAATGTACCCACAGACAGTGGCTTCAATATCATAGGTCGGCCAGTGAACGGCCAGCTCACATGGATATTCATTGCCATAAGGTTCAGTGTCTAAGATACCAATAATCACGTTTGGATAATGGGTTTTCAAATGTTTCATATTATTCCCCTAAACTTTTTACTATCCTTTAGTAATGTTCAATAGTAATGGTATATCCGCTTTGTTTCGGGTCATACCACGCCATCTTGTCGTCCATCATATCGTGCAAGGCAATCTCTTCATCTTCAGACAGCCCAGCTACATTGATGTAGTAATCCCAATCAGCGGACGTACCGCCCCAATACAGGGTGCTAATGTCATAGACTTTACCCTCTTCAGGGATACCAATCCGACACAATGGCGCAGTAACACACATTTGATACTCACGATTGCCCCAATACAGGGTAACATCGCAGGCATATTCTACGTCTTGCCCCTCATCATCCTCATAGGTATGGGCGGTGTTTACAGCTACCACACATTCAGGTTCTTGGGTTTCCAAAAGGTCAACCAGTTTTTCAATAGTATCCATCACAAAATCTCCATGTTATAAGGGTAAAACAAGGGGCTGTACTTGCTCGCACTCGCACTCATGGCATCGTCAAGCTCCCACTCTTCCTCTTTCGTCATCTCACGGCTGAATCCGCCTGTGCAGTCGGAAAAGTCATAAGCGATGGACTCAATAGCGATATGGCCGTCATCGTCAGGTTCGTTAATGAGACCCATTGTTTCCAACCATGCCCAGTTATCGGCGGAATCTTGCCACACCCACTGGACTGAACAATAGCGCATAGGTGTTTCATCATCTGAACAATCCGCGTAATCATCAAACACGGAGATATAAATTTTAGGCTCGGTTGTTTGGATTAATTCTTTCAACATGATAGGTTTCCTTTTATTGTCGTCCGTAGCGCACACCAGCCATGAAGAAGCCGAACAGCTCACATTTCAGATAGCGCAGGTCGAATGTAGCGTCATAGATTCCGCCCAAAGATTCATCAGTGATGGTTTCGCCTGTTTCGCAGTCGATAAGCTCAACGGAGTATTGGTAGGGGCAATCATAGGCATACTGCTCAAACTCTTTGGTTATGCTTTCGGCTTCGTGTTCGTCCATACCTAATAGATACAGATACACCCCATCGCTTTGAGAATGGCCACGCGCGGTGTGGCGATACGGCAAGAGTTCCTCTTCTTGCGCCACTTCATACCATTCTTTCCATGACACATCGGCAAGGGTGTATCGTGTCCAGTCCCAATCAAGGCAATCGCGCCATTCTTGGCGTTCCTCTTCTGTCATACCATTGATTTCGGATTCAGTCCATCGCGGTTCGTTTGGGAAATAGGCATAGGCGCATTCCCCGATATGTTCAATACCACTGTCTTGGATAAAGTCTTTGAAGGCGATACATCCGCTGTCAGTGTCGTATTCCACACGGATTTTTAATAGCTGATTATATTTGATAAATTCCATTTTAATATTCCTCGCATTGTACCGCCCTGTCGGACAGGGCGGTGAGGGTTAGAACATGGCGTATTCAAAGAACGAACGCGCTTCGATGGTGGTGTCGATAAACTCTTTGAACGCGGAAATATGACGGTTGGTTGTCGTTGAGTATTTCCGCGCTTTCGGTGTCAGATAGATGCGCCCACAACCAACACGGCACGCACCAATCACGGTGTCATATGATACCAATACAAACCACCTGCCGTGTTCGGCGGTGTTGTATTCCACAATCCAAGCGGATTTCGCGCCTATTCGGGATTGGTTATTGATACCATATCCCAATCGTGGGTCGGAACGGAAAACAGTTTCGTCCAAACCAATATCAGAAAAACGGAAATCAGCCGATGAGATAATGTAAGGTGCAGTAAACTCACGATAATCATCAGTCGCGGTATCATAGATACGGATTCGTTGTACCATTTGTCGGCTATCGTCCATGAGGTTTTCCATTTCATAGGACATAGTGTCGTCTAGATTGGTTTTGATGGTATCTACCATCGCCCAGCCTGTATGCAGGTTGTCAGTCAGGAGCTTACGGATTTTGGCAATAGCTTGGATTTGATGTTTCTTCATGATTCTGTCCTTTAGGATAATAGGTTACTCACTGAAGCCGTCTTGCTTGACGGCTTGTATCAATAACCTAAGCATGCCCACGCCGTAAACGGCGTGGGCGCAATAGTTCCATGTTGACCTTTGCATGCTATACCATCATACTAGCTTTCTTGCATACACTACGGACTTATATGCCGTAATTCTGAGGACAGACAGGGGAAGAGGCTTATTTCATCCATTCCACACTTTATACCAACGCAATACTCTTACGGGCTGTCTGTCTTGTTTTGCTGTCAAGGCGGAATATTCCGCACTAAACGCGCATGATGGGGTTTGTCCAAGTTGTTAAGGAGCGTTCATCAATGCCCGAAAGCACCGACTAGTCATAATTACAGGTTATAACGCCTGCTAGGATTGGATACCTAGTTTTTACGATATGATGTCATTATAACCGCTTTATTTTAGCTTGTCAAGGAAAATTTTAATCTACTTATTTATAAGGCGTGAATAATACCATAACTAATATATGTAGCGATAACCGCGCTTTTATGCGACAAGTTATTTCCCGCGCCTTTTTTATGCGAACATTTACGCATAATAGGGTTAATCAATATTAGCCTATGATATAAATCAGGCTTTATGACAAGCAATCAGTTAAAGAGCGAGTTATTTAGTGAACGCATTATAACCTAGCTTGTCGTATAAGTCAAGAGTTATTTTGACTTGCAAACTAAAAATTTAAAGAGCGGAATAGACGGCGTAAAAATACCATCTAATGACTAAGCAAAGCGTTTGCCGTTGCTTAACTGTTGAATCGAATTATACGGACGGCGGGGGAATAAGTCAAGGCTTATTTGATTAAGATATGTAAGGAAATGTGTAAAGAAATGTTTGTTTAGGAATGAACGAAAAACGGATAAAAGGGGGGATAAAAAAGCTGTCTAGTGGTTCATTTTGACCATCGCAAAAGATGAAAAAAATTTTTCAAAAAAAAAAATCGACGGTTAAAAAAAACCAAACAAGTTAAATAAATAAATAATAATATTATTATTATTATATATATTTTGTCTATTCTTTTTTTCTCTTTTTTTTCCTTTCAAATCATGGTATTACATAACGCGCCCGCTATTCCGCCCTAAAATAACCCCCTTTTTATTTGATTTTCTGAACATGGCCAATTTTCGTTTCCCTTTAAAATCAACAACTTAACCTTTCCCTTTAAATTCAATGACTTAACCTAATTTAACACTACAAGTCCGCCGTTAATAAACGCTAGTTTATATGCCGACCGTCATATATACCGACCGTCATATATACCGACCGTCCTATGTATAGACCGTCTTATGCTACATCAGGCTTCTTATAACGTCTTAACATTTCTTTACTTACATTATATCCCTGCCTTTATCTGCTAAATCGCCTGTTAGCAAATGCCATTTTATATAATCGGATGCTTATTTAGTGATTTTAGTCATATAAAACGCCGATTATTTGTAAATGCCGTCTTATTTTTGACACGCGATTTTTTCTCTTGTTTTTCATTATAGATGTTAATGATTTTTGAGTATAAGCACGGCATTATATAATTCGGCTTTTGTATCGATTGGGCATTGTGCAAGATAGGGTATATATTGTGGACGTTGGATAACGTGTAGGATATATGCAAAGTAAAATAACCGCAATCTTATTTTACTTTCTCTTCGTTTCCGCCGTTTTATTTTTAAAGCCGTTTTATTTTTCGGCGCGTGATGGAGGTCGGAGCAGGGCGGTGTAAATTTTGTTGATGGCGGATAAAGACGGCGTTATATATCCCCCCTATTGGAACACGGGAGCGATGCCGTCCCCCGTCAGAGAAAAGGGTAGTCGCACACAATCCACAACGCCCCACAAAAAGTGGCAACGACCACATCGGCAATATAATCCCCCTCTTGTACGCAACGATAGCAGAGATGGTATAATCCCCCTCTTATCCACAAAGGACGGCGACGATGATATGGATAACGTAGGTTCTTCCGTTAAGGCTGCTCCGCAGGTTACTACTTCGGCACTCAGCGTTAAGGCATTCCGCTGCGCGGAACACCAAAATAAAAACACCACGCCGGAGCGTGGTGTAGTATCGGCAACCTACCCCAATGACACGAGTGCCGCCCGCTGCATTGGTCGCCGACAGCGACATACTATCCACATGAGCAGTCATCGTCAAGTCTGTACCTTACCTTACTGGCCGCGTCATTTGATTTAACCCATCCGTCGTTCGCATCTACCTCTTCATTCTCAATAATGATGGTAGGCCTATCTGCCTCAACTATATACCTGTCAGCCTGCACGTTCACTTTAGTAAAGTATGTTTCCATCACTTGCCCTCCCCGATGGTAACCTTAGCACCCGCATCATCCAGTCCGAGATACCCTTTCTCATATATTTCTCTATCCCATTCATCTTCGCACTCGCACAGAGCGTCGCCCATTTTCAACACCGACTTGCCGGTAACGATATGGCCCGAACCCTCAACTGCAATACCCCTACCACTGGTCTTAGCCACAGCGTCTTTGGTCACACCCTCTTCCATACTATACGAACCTCCCCCTCCGCTCTTGAGTGTGGTATCCTTTCCAAACGTAACATAGTCCCAGTACCCTCCGTCCACGACACCGGCCTCGCCGACTTTGCTCCAGCGGTTATTATAATAAGGTGGACAGCAACGCTCGAAGTTGCAATCTTTAAAGACGCACCCCTTACCGAAATCGTTTGGCGCGAAGAACGTGCAGTTGGTAAAAACGCAGCCGTCCCCATGTGTGGTATAAGGAGGGAATGTGACCCCCTGATAAACTTTTCCGTCCATGATGGTATCCCAATGACAATAGATTTAGACTCTTTGGCCCGCGACCTCGCGGTGCTGACCGCCAACAGATTATATAGCGAAGAGGAAATCGGCGCAGCCTACGACCTCTCGCCCTCCGACATCAAAAAACTTCTCGACGACCCCGACTTCAGCTCCCGTGTCTCGGCACACCGAGACAAGATAGGCGATGGTAGAACAGACCTGCTACGCGCCCAAGCTAAATTGATGTCGGAATCCAACCTGCGCGACCTGTTCGAGCTTTCCCGCAGCACCAAAGAAAAAACCTCTGACAAGCTCAAAGCTATGGCCGCTATCGCCGAAATCGCCGACATCAAACCCCGCAACGAGCAGCAGTTCAGCGGTATGGTACTCAACGTCAACTTCGGCAGTGGTATGACACCCCCATCAGTCGCCCAACTAACCCCTATGGAGGTCATCGAACATGAGCAGCCTTAATATCGGTTTCGCATTGGACCAGTACCCCACCCTGTGCCGTGCATCTAATTCTAAAGCACTAATCCGTTTGACCTGTGGTCCGGCAGGAAGTGCGAAGACATCTTGGGCAATCATGGAGTTACTGCGCTCCGCGCTGCTTCAGACCCCCTCGCTCTTGGATAACACCCGCTACTTCCGCGCCTTGGTGGTACGCAACACCTACGCGCTGCTCAAATCGAACACCATTCCGTCCATGAAGAATATGTATGGTCCGCTGTTGCAGGTCACGGAGGGCAGCCAGCCGTTCGGCAGGGTACGCGCACGGCTGCAAGATGGTACGGCTCTCGACATGGAGGTGCAGTTCCTCGCCCTCGACAGTGAGGACGCGCAGGACAAGCTCTTGGGTGCTGAACCTACAATGGTATTGTGTGACGAGTTGAACTTGATGCCGGAGAGCGTGGTCTTCGCTTTGGTGCGCCGTCTCGGTCGCTACCCCAGTGGTACGAAAGGTAAGGTCGATAGGACGGGTATCATCGGTGTGTTCAACGGTCCGGTCAAAGGCTCATGGTTGCACAAATGGTATCTCGGCGAGCGCGACGCACAGTTCGAGAAAGTGGCGCGTGAGATGGGTGTCGAGAAGTTGGTAGAGATGTTCAAGCAGCCGCCGGCCCTCATTCCCCCTGCGGGATTCCCCAACAGCCACGACCCCAACGACGAGTGGTTGCCCAATCCGGAGGCGGAGAACATTCAGAACCTCGCTCAAGGGTACGGCTACTACTACGCCATGCTCGCCGACCCCGACATGGGTAAGATTCAGAGCTATGTGCTGGGCGAGTTCGCGGATGTGAAACACGGCAAGGTGGTATTCCCTGAGTTCCATCGGGACGTGCATACGTTCCCCGCCGAGCGGGTCAATACCAAAGAGCTGCGCGACTACTACCTTGCATTCGACTTCGGGCGCACACCGGTCTGCATCGTCGGCACACTCTTGTCGGATGGTACACTCATGGTACTGGACGAGTTCATGGGCGAGGATATGAGCGTCGAGCAGCTCTACCGCTCTACGGTGCGGCCTGCGCTCAAGCGGGACTACCCCAACGGTATATGCGTCAGGGCCTACGGCGACCCAGCCGGTATGGTCGGGGGTCAGAACGTCAACCTGTCTCCGTTCGACGTGCTTCGCAAAGAGGGTGTGCCTATCGTCGCGCCGACACGCAGCAACAAGCTAGAGCCACGGCTCGCCGCGGTGCGCAGCTTCATGTCATCACTCGGTACGGGCGGCAAGCCGCGATTGCTCATACGCGACAACTGCCGCTTCCTCATTCAGGCACTGGCAGCGGACTACATCTACGAGAACCGCAGCGGGGGGCGCACCGCAGACACACCTACCAAGTCCCACGTCGGCTGGGTCAGCGATTTGGCAGACTCCCTGCATTACATGGCCCTTGGGCTGTTATTAGTCATGTCCACCGGCGACGATGACGTGACGCAGTATGAGACAGAGATAGAGTGGTGTTGACAGATACAGTAACAGTATGGCATAGTCGTTGTGATTTCTGATTTCGCTCATTTTTTACTCCCTGACGGTCTAATCCGCAAACCAACGGCTTGCGCCCACCCTTGTACGGTGGGCTTCTTTTTTGGTACAATACGCGCTCATCCATTCTTTAAAATCAACACTCGGCTCGCCTTGACAGGCGGGCTTCTTTTTTGTAACATGAGGACTGCATATCTAAATCCTTTTCAGGTTTGAGACACCCGACTTCCACAGTCGGGTTATTTTTTGGTATCATGGGGTTCACACTGTTTGATTAACCACAACCAAAGGAGGTCGTCATGACTACCAAGAAAGCACGTTGCAACGGTAAACGCACCGGTTGCGCGTCCAACGGCACTGCACGAGGCTAAGTATGGACGAGAGCCTTATTGACACGCTGGGCGATATGGTCGTTTCACGCTTCCGTAAGGCTCGTGAAGCCAAGATGCCCCACTATAACGATATGATGGACTGCCTCAAGTTGATGAATGGGCAGCCATTAACTGCGCCTGCGGGGGACGGGCCTGACATCGTTATGGATATTAGTTCCCCCATCGTGAAGAATATTGTTGGTCTGATACGCGACATCTTCGTCGGCTCGACCGCACAGCCCTACACCATTAACGCTACACCGGTGGTTGACCTACCGGAAGACGTGGAAGCGAACCTGCTGGAGAAAGTAGAACGCGACCTTGAGACATTCATCGCCATCAACGGCGGCGACGTTAATGCAGTACGCGCCCAAGTGTCCGAGATGCGGGCAGCTATACAGCTCGAAGAGAACCGCAAGGCGAGTGTGGCAGCGGACCGACTGCGTACCATCATTGCCGACCGTCTGTACGACGCAGACTGGGAGGCGCAGTTTATCGACTTCATCGACCACTTCTGCATTTACCCAGCGGCGATTATGAAAGCCCCTGCGGTAAACACCCGCACCGTCATGCGTTGGGATGGTACAACCGTGTCGCCTACAACCGAGACCGTGCGTCAGGTCGAGAACATTTCCCCGTTCGACTTCTTCCCCGCCCCTTATGCAACCGACATTCAGTCTGCGGATTACGTCATTGAACGCCGTCGCCTGACACGCAACGAGCTGCTCCAGTTGGGCAGTGCCGCAGGCTATGACGAGGATGTGATTGCCGAAGTGTTCGAGGCGAACCCGAACGGCGCACCCCTACCGTATGGTTCTGTGGATGATGACGACATCTCCGACACCGACATCGGGGATAAGACCGACCTCGATGCGTTTGACGCATTGGGCTACTATGGCCGTATCCGCAACGACCTGCTCGCCGAGTATGGTATCCAGTTCGCCGAAGAGGAAATGCACGGCGCATCCGAGGCAGAGGTGTGGGTGGTAGGCGGTCGCGTGATTAAGTGCCTGCTGAACCCTGACCCGTTGGGCCGCCGTCCGTTCTACAAAGCCTGCTTCGAGAAAGTGCCGAGTTCGTTTTGGGGGGCTTCCCCAGCGATGAAGCTGCGCGATACGCAGCGTGTGTGTACGGCCTCCGTCCGTGCTTTGGTGCGCAATATGCAGTATTCCAGTGGTCCTATCGGCGAGGTACGCAAGGGCGCGGTCAAAGACGGCCACGCACCGAACGCAATTATCCCGCATACCATCCGTGTGGTAGAGGAAGATACGTTCGGTAGCGGCGCACCGGCATACCGGTTCTATACCGTACCGTCGCTGTCCAACGAGCTTGTCGCCTTGTTCGATAAGTTTATGGGTTACGGCTACGAGCTGATTGGTATCCCGCGTGTGGCGTTTGGTTCGCCGCAGGGCTTGGGTACGCTTGGCCGTACCGCCGGTGGTGTGTCCATCATTTTGAACCAGTCCACCAAAGCCATTAAGCAGGCACTGCGTATGATTGAATCGGGGCTGATTGAACCGGTGGTTCAAGAGTTTATCAACTACGAGATTCGTACCAGTAACGACCCTGACATCCGTGGCGACATCCGCGTGTACGCCCGTGGCGTGTCCGGCTTGATGGAGCAAGAGGGTAAGAACGGCGACCTAGAATGGGCGTTGCAATCCATCTCCAGTATGGTCGGTGTGGTTGACCCAGCTACCCAACAGCCCGTCGTTCCGATTACAGCGGTGCAACGTATCTTGTACACCATGTTCAAGAACAAGGGCTTGTCCACCGATGGTATCTTCCCCGACTTCGACCGTGAAGAAGCGTTCGGCGAGCTTACAGGTCAGCCTATGCCACAAGACCCAGCCAGTGGCGTTCCTGATTTACAGGGGCGTAGCCCTAATGCTGAAGCGGCTATTGCTGCCGCCAACGGAGGCTAATTATGATTACATCTAAATGTGATTCGACCGTTATCACTATGGTGGCGGAGGGCCGACCGATTGAGGTTGGTTCTTCCTCGAAACTGTATCCACACATCGAGGAGTCGATGCCTGTGCGTATCGGCCCTGTGACTACGCCGTTTATGTTGCATACATCGACATCGGACGAGGGTACGCCCTGTGTCCGGCTTAAAGTCGAACGCGTGGTAGAATGCCCTAGCGGTTGTGATGTGAGTGAGTTTAAGTACCCGTTCCCTTTGGGCTGCGGGGCTTCTCACTTGCTACCGGCAGGCACTTATGATATAACTGTGTGCAAACAAGAGGCTGCATCGCTTGCGATAGGCGATGTGATTGACTTAACATTAATGGTAGAACCTGTCACTGACAGCTTCGCCTCCATTTACTTGAGTAAGGTGTAGCATGAGTGCGAACCGTCTTAACCTGCCCGAAAGTACAGGCCGTGCGATTCAGTTGAGTCGCAAGGAAGCCAGTACCTTGATGGGCTTTCAGCGTTCGGCGTATGCTGCGCCGATTAAAGAAATCTTGTTGAAAGTGCTGGACGACAGCCGCGTAGTCAACGAGACCGAGACTGCCTCCGAAGAGAACCGTATGCGTGTCGCTGCGGTTAAGGACATTTTGGAAACCCTGTTCACGGGTAAGGTGGAATTAGAATGAAGAAGCCTGAAGCTATTTTAGTGACCCCATGCCGTGCCGTGGTGGTCTCCGGTGTTGACCTGCAAGAGGGCGATAAATTCATCGTCCACCGCGTCATTGACAGCGAGTGCGCTATGGAAGATTCAAAGGACATTCCTTTCTCTCCATGCGGCAAAGTCATCACACTCGACATGAACCATAACCCAGTCATGATTGACATGGCGGGTTATTACCGTATTTATCCTGATGGTGTGGTAAGCGATACAGCAGCCCTGTACTTCGACCGCATTTCATCTTGCGAGAAATGATATGAATCATCGTACACGACTTGGACTTATTTCTTCCGACGACCAAGCTGCCGCTCGTGATGGGTTGTCTCGCCTGCGTTCAAACCGCGACTTTGAGGCTTTGATTACTTTGCTCGAACAAGAGCTGGTAATTGAGCGTGAGTTGTATGAGACACGCACAGCGGACGACCACCAACGTGGGCAGGTTGTCATGTTGAAGAAAGTCATTGACCTTTTAGAAACTGGAGACAAATAACCTATGCCTACCGATTCATACTTTGGTATCGAAGAAGCGTTGGCTTCCGCCGGTATCAACCCCACAGCCGCCCCAGTGGTAGAGCAAAATCCTGCGCCAAGCGTTGCGCCGGAGCAACAACCTGCGCCTGCACAGGAACAAATCCTGCCCGCAGACGATGAAATCTATGACGATATAAGTGATTACGTTGCCGATGATGGTAATATTGATGTAGGTACTGCGGCAAACCCGCCACAGCAAACCGAAGCACCACGCCAGCAACCGACCATCACTCCGGAAATCGCGGCCCTGCTCCAACAAAATCAAGCACTGTTGCAACAACAGTTTGCCGCTTCGCAGAAATCGAATGAAGACCGCGTAGCCGAGTTGGAAGCGAAACTTCGCGCTTATGAGCAGAAGCCTACCGAAACGGAAGCAAAACCGTGGTATGAGGGTATCGAAATCCCTGAACTACCTAAAGAGCAACTTGAAGCCTACGCCGGTTCGCTGCCTGTTATCGAAGCGATTGCCGCGCGTAAAGCTGTCGAGATTGCCAAACGCCTTGAAGCCGAACGTCTGAATCCTTTGGCCCGCCAGTTCGACGAGACCGTTCAACCGCTTCAAGCCCAAGTGCAACAGCAAGAAGAACTCCGCGCCCTCAATGCGCGTCAGCAGTACAACCAAGCCATCGCAGCGAAATTACCGTGGTTGCGTGATGCTGTTAACACTGCTGAATATGCACAGTATTACAATGCAGTTGTACCGAACACCGGTGGTTTGACCCGCGCTGCTTTGGTACAGAATGCAGAAGCCGCAGGCAACGTAGATGCCGTTGTCGATTTATTGTCAGGTTTCAAACCTGCACAAGCTGTTCCGCAACAGCAACTGACCGCGCCTGGCCGAAGCAATGCAATCAACTATTCCCAACAGGCTACCGCCGCCCAGCCTAAAGGAAAACGTGGCATGAAATTGTCAACGTATAACCGCGCCCTGCAAGACTTCTCCAATGGCAAAATGTCGCCTGAGCAATTCGCTAAATACGAAGACGCTTGGAACACTGCGCTACTCAACGGTGTAGCGGTAATGGACTAACACTCTTTTAACATGAGGTAAAATTATGCCTGTACAGAGCAAACCTTTGCTGGCAGCGGCGAGTGGCTACCCACAGTTGGTGTCTGCGCTGACTAAACCAGTATATGCGGCTGGCTTCTTAAAACGCTTCAATCGAATGACTGTGAGCGGTTTGATTACCAGCCAAGACATTGTGCCAAAAGAAATCCGCAACAAGGGCGACGAGGTTATCTTCCGCCGCGCTCCTGAAGCCGAAGTCTTTGAGTACATCAAAAACATGGAGTTGGAAGTTTCTACTTTCGACACCAGCATTATCACAATGAATGTGAACCGTGCGTTGTACACCAACATCAAGTTGGACAAACTGGATTCACGTTCTATCGACGAACTGCCTGCGTTGCTGAAAGAATACCAAGCCGACGTGACCCAAAAACTGGCCGAACGCATCGACACTGAAGTGTTGACCGAAGTGCCTTTGGCCGCTGCCGCTTGTAACCGTGGTCGCAAAGCCGGTCGTCGTTCTCACGCCTTTGACTTTGGTGCGGCTGGTGCGCCTGTTGTTCTGACTAAAGACAACATCGTTCGCTACCTGTCTCAAATGCGTACCGTATTGTCCGAGCAAAACGTGGACACCAATGGTCTGTATGTTGTGTTGCCGGTCGAAGCAATGGACTTGTTCTTCGCCAACCCAATCCTGACTAACGCCTGCGCCGCCGGTACTTCACAGTCCATCATCTTGGGTACTAAAATCCCTAACGTGTTGGGCTTCGAGATTATCTTCTCGAACAATATGCCGCAACGCAACGAGGGTGGGCGTATCGCTTACACCATTTTCGCAGGCCGCAAAGACGCAACTGGTTTCGTAATGCAAGTTACCGAAAACGAACATATCGAAAAAGTTGCCAACCACTTCGGTCAGTTCTGGCGCACATTGCAAGTGTACGACTTCAAGGTTTTATATCCTGAAGCCATCACTACCCTGTACGCAACTCTTGACTTTGCCGCATAAGGAGCATTGACATGACAGTATTCAAGTTATTCTTGGGTGGCGATGCCCGTCATGTAGGCTATCGTCATTCCCGTATTGCCGACAACAGCAACCCATTGGTACGCTACGCCGGCCACTTGCCAAACCGCCACTTCGTTGTGCCGTTCGAGTATGACGGCGCGTCAGGCGAGTGGACACGCTTCCGTGAAATGGAAGGCTCTTTCGCCACTGGCGACATCGTACACACCCACTTGTTGTCTGCTGACAGCCGCGTTGATGCGTTGGTTGTTCACAACAAAAAACAAGCAGGTGCGCGTGATGAAAAAGGCGCGATTACCACTGCCGGTAAAGTGAAGTTCGGTCTGTATGACGGCGAAAACTTGGTTGATGAAACCGAAGAAATCGACTTGTCAGTAATTGGTCGCACCGTATTGGAGTTCGGCAAAGCCGTAAACGCCAAGTCCAGCACCAAAAAAGATTCTGACGGCGATGGTAAAGTTACCAAGAAAGACAGCGCAACCACTGCGATTACCAGCTTGGGTGCGTACTTGGGCAGCAATGGTTCTATCCGTATGACCGTTGTTGATGGTAGTGGTATCGACGCTGCGTGTATCTCTGCGTTCGTTGAAGTGGTTGACTTCCTCGACGTTCGTGGTTGCACTTGTGGCGAACCTGCTTGCGACAGCACCTACCCTGACCCTGAATGTATGTAACCTAGACGGTTATAACCAAACCCCACCCTTGCGGTGGGGTTATTCTTCGTGTATAGTGTGAAGTCATATACTTTTATACGGAGTGGATATGCCTAAAAGAATGACAACCGCCGAGTTTATCGACAAGGCAAAAACGGTACACGGCGACAAATATGACTATTCCCTCGTGGAATATAAAAACACTGGCACGAAAGTAACTATCATATGCCCCGAACACGGAGAGTTCCTTATGACCCCGAACTCCCACTTGGTAGGACAAGGCTGTAAGAAGTGTGGGCTACGCTTGCGGTCGGCAAACAATACTAAAACCACAGCGCAGTTCATCAAAGAGGCAAAGGCAGTGCATGGTAATCGCTATTCCTACGAGCGCACTGAATATGTTGGGGCGTTAGAGAAAGTAATAATTACCTGTAAAGAGCATGGGGATTTTGAGCAACGCGCGGTATCTCATTTGCGTGGTAGCGGTTGCTCCGTGTGTGCAGGTGTAGCACCATTAGGCTTCGAGCGTTTTGAACAACGCGCCCACGGTGTGCATGGCGGTAAGTATGAATATGGCGATACAGACTTCGAGCGTGTATCAGACAGAATACAGGTCAAATGCCCAGTACACGGGGGGTTTGAAGTATCAGCACATAATCACTTGTATGATGGTACGGGGTGTCAGAAGTGCATGGCCGCAGCGCACAGGTCGGGGATTGAAGCCGAACTGTTAGGGGCTTTCCCATCGGCGGAAAGCAACAATCGCTCCGTGCTGGATGGTAAAGAAATCGACATCCTAATCGACGGGCACGTGGGCGTTGAAGTGAATGGTAGATACTGGCACACAGAGGACAAGAGTAAGCATAAGACTTACCATGTGGATAAGCTGGAACTCGCTAAAGAGAAAGGTGTGCATCTGTTGCAGTTCAATGACGACGAGGTGGAACGCAAACCTGAACTGGTTACGTCAATGATTAACAGCAAACTCGGTAAATATGACAGGCGAGTGTATGCGCGTAAGTGCAAACTGGTAGTATTGACCGGAAACGAGGCCGGTCAGTTTTTGCAAGACAGCCACCTGCAAGGCGATTGCGTGTCGTCCGTGAAGCTGGGCCTGCGCTGCGAGGATGAGTTGGTGGCAGTAATGACTTTCGGTAAACCACGATTCACTAAGCAATTTGACTGGGAGCTATTGCGCTTTGCGAGCAAGCGCGGTGTTCAGGTTGTAGGTGGCGCAGGTAAACTACTTGCCGAGTTCCGTAGATTGCATAGTGGTACTATTGTCAGCTACGCGAACAAACGATGGTCGGATGGGGCTATGTATGAGGCATTAGGGTTTACCCTAATTAAAGACAGCGAGCCTAGTTATATTTGGTTTAACGGAGATACGGCGTTTAGCCGGTATGCTTGCCAGAAACACAAACTGCCTAAGCTGTTGGGCGACCGGTTCGACCCTAACCTTACCGAGCGCGAGAACATGGAACGCGCCGGATTTTCCCGAATGTGGGATTGTGGTAATCTTATCTACTCGTTATAACCAAACCCCACCCTTGCGGTGGGGTTTTTAGTACGTTAAAATCAAGGCGTTTATACCCCAAACAAGGACATAAAAATGCCAAGTAATACCCCTATTGCCTACGCCGATGAAACCGGCTATGTATCATTGCCTGTGGTAAGTGGTCGATTTTCCGACCAAGCGCGTGAGCGACTGACTCCGCTGTACACACAGGAAGAAGTGAATGCGTCATGGGCGAAGTTCCATGTCGCTCAAGGTTTGAACCCTGATGGTTCAGATAAAGTTGTGGAAACGTTGGAACAAGCGGAAGCCGCAGTTGCCCAGCGTGAAGCCGATGTAGCCGCGCAGAACGCTATGCCTCATGTGCCGATGGCACAGGCCGCCGTGAAAGCGGTGTTGCCTAATTCACAGAAAGGTAAGTAATGATTTCTCCCCGCGCACTGGTCGAGGAAGTAAGCAATTACTTGGTGGACCAAGACCCTGATTTCCCGTTCGAGCATTGGACGGAAGATGACTTACTGCACTACTTCCGGTTGGCGGTGGAGATTGTTGCGAACGCCCAGCGCGAGAAGTTTATCAAGCGCACGTCCATGCCATTGGTAGCAGGCAGTCTGCAAACCGTACCCGAAGCGTGTCATGATGTGTCGTCCGTGCTTGGCCAAGCAGATAGCAAAGGTCGTGTGAAAAGTTTTCCACGCCAAACCAGTAAGAACGCACTGCACCTCGTTGGTAAGATAGGGTGCAAGGAATGCCACGCGGAAGCCTCGTCCTCTGATTACAAGATGGACAGTTGGAGCTACGACCCCAACGACAACAACATCTTGTACGTTGACCCACCTGTACCTGACGGCGTGACCGGCACGTTGGAATTGATGTGCTTCAGTCCGCCTAAGATTGACAGCCTCGATTCTGATGTGGATTTAGGTTCGCAGTTGCGCCCAGTGATTTTCGAGCTTATGTTGTATTACGCTTGGGGTGTTGACACCGAGAGCGTACCGTCCCGCGACCGCAGTGCCGTTCACTGGAATAATGCGTTTACCCTGTTGGGTATGGAAGCGAAGCAGGCGAGCAACCGCTACGCCGTTACCCGTGTTCCGGAGTTGAGGATTGGAGCTAAGAAATGAATTGGTTTGACTGGCTTAAGAATCAAGCCCTCGTTACGTTCCCCAATATGCCCAGCAGTTTTATCGAGAACGCCATTCTCAACGCAGTCTCACGGTTCTTCCGTGAGACACACCTGTTGAAAGACGAAGCGTATATTGACGCAGAGTGTGGCACGAATGACTATGTGATTGACCTGCCTGATGGTCGCACTATCGTTCAGATTAAATCTGTGCATTCCACCAACGACCCTGACCGCCACCCGCTGCTGGACCGTAATTGGTGTATCGTGCCACCTGCCGAAGAACGCTTCGGTAACGGATACTGGGTAGAGCTTCAGTTTGAACAGCCCGCCATCTCTTTCGAGGGTTGCGGCAGTGTACGCAGCGGCAAGTATTGTGTGGTCTATTCGTGGACACCGACAGGGCAGGACTGCGATATTCCGCACCACTTCTTCGGCAAGTATCGTAACGATATTCTGAACGGCGTGTTGGCTTCGCTGTATCTGATTCCGATGGAAAACGACAGCCAGTCGGCGGCATACGCCCAGTATTACAACAAAGAGTTTCTGCGTGGCATAAACATCGCCCACGCGGAAGAGTTCCAAAACCATACCAACCGACCAATGTTTATGCACGGCGGTTGTTTCCTGTGAGGTAAGTATGGCGACCCTATATAACTTCAAGCCGACCTGTCATGACGATGACGGGTGCTTTGCGCCGAAGCCTGACTTCGATTGTGTCGATACCTGCCAACCGTGCAACAACCCCTGCGAACCGAAGTGTCCGCCGAAAGTCCGTGCGAAAGACGCGGTGTGCTTGAGTGACGACGAGTGCGAACGTTGTTTCTCATTGTTCCAGTATGTTGGCTGCGACATCACGAAAGTACCGGCGCATATTTACGCCATCGGGCTGAAAGTCCGCAGACAGGGAAACTGCCGCGTCTTGGTAGAAGAATGCCCGACCCGCGCGGACAATAGGGGTAACGTGTGTTTCGTTTGGTCGGAAGATTTCAGGCAACTGCCTGCCGGCTACTACGAGGCGGATGTGGTTGTGAATGACCGTGAGTGTTTTACCCTTTTATTCCGCAAACGCGGCTGTTGGACACGCATGGTAACAGAAGAAGTTAAGCTGGCGCAGTTGCCGTGTGAAGCACCTCCGCATTGTGAGGGTTGTGTTGCTACGCCTGATTTTGAACAGACTGCTCCCGAAGCGGAGTGCGGAGGTTGTGATAATGGCTCTGAATGTAAGTAAGTGGTCTAGTCACGGTAAGCTGGCACAGAGCCTGACTGCCGAGGCGACCGAGATTCCTTTGGGTTTTGGCGAGGGCCTGCGCTTCCGTCTCCCCGACACCGACTACTGTTACGCTACTATCCGTAGCAATGGTAAGTACGAACACGTCAAACTTATGGCGGTTAAAGGCGACACCCTGCACGTCGTTCGCGGTCAGGACAACACCACGGCACAGACGTGGAGTCCAAACAGTTGCATTGAGATTGAGTGGAATCCTGCACAGATTTGCGAGTACACGAAACAGTGCGCGTTGGGTCAAACTCCGACAACCGTAGCCGCCGGTACTTATTGCCTGTCATGCAGCACCTGTATCACAATCGGCGAAGATGGTCGTATCACAGCCGTAGATGGAGAGAAGAAATGCAAGTAACCCACGTTGATTTTATCGACAGCCGCTTGTCCGCCGCGTTCGCCTCTACCTCGAACTCGTTGGTGGTATCCAATGAGCATGGTCTGTCAGACAAGCTGAACAAGATGCGGGAGGGCGATTACGCCTATATCATTATCTCCGCCTGCCACATGACCGAAGTGGTTAAGTACACGCACACTGAAAAACTGCAACGCACCGGCACGTTGACCCTGCACGTCGAGCGCGGTCAGCATGGTACGACAGCAACCTCATTCCCTTTTGGTAGTTGTGTGCGCTCGGAAGTTACCGCCAGTATCCTGCGTGAACTCGTCAAACAGATGATTAAGGAAGAACATGAACGCCTGTAAGCAACGATTGCAGACCCTGCCCTGCGATAAGCAGGGTTATGGGTACACGTCGCACCCTCTAGGGTCTTCCGACACGGTGCTGCACCTGATGCGTAATCAGGGCAATTCGTTCCCTCCTTTGGTAGAGGGGCAATACTTCTTCGTCAGTGTGAAGATGTGCGACACCGAATGCTGTGAGACTATGCGCGTTATCGCGCGTGATGGCGACGACCTGACTGTTGAGCGCACCAATCCTTGTGACTGTATTTCCAGTAACGCCCGCGTGACTTATCTCGATTCCGGTCGGGAATATGTGCAGGCACTGGCGCGTGAGATTGGTCTGAATGTCGAAGACCCGTTGGTCTATAACTGCGAAACCAATACCCTTAGTTTGGATTGCACCAAACTGAATATGGGCGGCGACTGCGGTTGTGGTTCAGGTAAAGACGAAGCTGGTGTTGGCAAGCGCGGTCCGCAAGGCGAACGCGGTGCTGATGGTAAAGATGGCGTGAGTGTAACAAGCATCTCTATTGACGACACCAATACGCTGACGTGGACGGACAGTAAAGGAAAGGCGCATACCATCGGTACGGTTGTCCCACCGCAGGGTAAGAAAGGCGAAAAGGGCGACCAGGGCGAGCCTGGGCCTCAAGGCCCGCCAGGACCTCAAGGCGAGGACGCTGGCGCGATTAGCATGGAGCGCGATGAAGCCACAGGTACGTTCACTCTGTACATCACAAACGGCGAGGGCGTGAAGCGCAGTATCGGCTCATGGAAACCCGTAGCCGGTGTCGGTATTGCCGATATGAATGTGGTTGACGGTAACTTGGAAGTTACTCTGACTGATGGCAATAAGCTCAACGCCGGTAGTATCGTAGGACCACGCGGTCCGCAAGGTCAGACGGCCTCTTTCTCGCTGCTGTATTCCAACGGTCGAGTGTATATCGGTGGACCTGCAAAAGCCGAAGTGTACCTACGCAAGAATGGCGCGATGTTGGGCGGGCGACAGCAAATCCCCGACAATGGTCTGCTGGTAATGAATAACCCGAACTCTTCCACCGAGGCTGTCATCGAGCTTGTGCATAATGGCGGGGTCGTAGCGTTAGGATACTTCTAATGAGATTCTTGGATTTCGGCGGCGAGCTGCCCAAAGTAAAACCGCAGGCGTTAGGCTCGCGGAACGCGCAGCTTGCCGAGAACGTTGATTTGTATGGCGGTATGCTCCGCCCGCACCGAAGCCCTGCCCTGTTCGCCCACGCGGTTGACGAGCGGGGTTCTCCTGTTTCTGCGAAGATGGTAATCCCTGTCGGCGACTACATGGTCGGCTTCCCCGAAGATGTGCATTGGGCGCGCGACCCACGCGAGAGCGCAGGGGCTGACACAGTACTGTTCGTCCGTGATGGGCAGTTGCACCGCTTGTCCTCACGCATGGTACGCGCAGGCACAGGGGCTACGTTGGTTGGTATCGACCCGCCTGCCGAAGCACCTACTGTCGCCGTTGCCCCTAACAGGGGGTGTGTGTCCAAGTGGGCTGACCGCTGCGCGGATATGGAACAGTCGTCTGACTGCTCCGACTGGGGCGACGCACCCGAAGTGCGAGGCTACCGCGTAACGTATGTGAATGAGTGCGGCGAAGAGAGCGCACCAAGCCCTGTGTCAAACTTGGTTGACATCAAGAACGGCGACGGGGCAATCGTGGTCGATACGAATACACCACCCAAGAACGCCGTGAAACGCAGATGGTATCGCTCCGCAACCACCAGTGACGGTCAGGCCGTGTGGCTTTATGTGGACGAGGATGTCATTGCCGATAACACGTTTATCGACGACAAGTGTCCGCAGGATTTAGGCGAGGTGCTTTCTACGGAAGACCATCTGCCGCCGAACAAATGCTTGGACGGCGTGGCCCTCACACGCAATATGCAGACTATCGTGTGGACGAACAATCAGTTTTGGGTATCAGAACCCCGACTGCCCCACGCTTACCGGCCTGCGACACGCGTAACCCTGCCGTCCAAGATTCAATTCATCGCCTCGCACACGACTCGTGTAGAGGGCGACACTCACTTCGACAATGTGGTCGGTACGGTAGGCTACCCCTACACCATTAATGTGCGAGACGACGCACAGACGACAGTCAAAGAGCTTGAGTATTGGTATCCTGCATTGTCTCCGTTCGGTTGGTGTACGCTCGCCGGCGGCGTGTACTACACTGCCGAGAACGGCTTGGTTGGTATCACAGGCACGTCAGTGAACATGATGACCGAGGACTACATGACAGAGCGCGAGTGGCAACGCTACCACCCTTACACTATGCGCCTTACCGGTTACGACCAACGAGTGTTTATGTGGTACGATTACGCTAATATCCGTCAAGGGCTGTTGTTGGTATTGCCAACCACTGACAAGCGGCGTAACCCAAGTCTTAGCCGTCTGACACTGCGTGTGAAGATGGCGTATGCCCACCCCGAAACCGGAATGCTTATGTTGATAGATACCGGCGTGTACAAGTGGGGCGCAGGCGATAAGCCTATGCGCTATCGCTGGAAGTCAGGAATCGAGGTCAACAGTGCCTATTGGTTTCCAACAGTGTTCAAGGTTGTCAGCGATGACCTGCCACGCCAGTACCGCCAGCTTGAGCAGTTACGCACTAAGTTCGCCGTGTGGAAGCGCACCCATTGTGGCCTTGACCCTGTGCAGTTCTTCGACACCCACCCCGAAGCGCGTGAACACATGGCTGACCTGATGGAGCTGTCCCCGCGAGTAGTGCTGCGCCTGTATGCTGATGGCGAGGAAATCTATACCCGACCTATCCGTAACCTTGCACCGGTAATGCTGAAGAAACGCCGACGGGCAATCGAGTGGGCATTCATGGTCGAGGGCGATATTGAAATACGGGAGCTGCACTTGCAAAAATCCCATAACGATTTACAGAATGACGGCGGTCACGCATAGGAGATGGTATGACTATTATTGACAAGAATAGTGGTAAAGGTGGCGGTAAAGGTGGCGGTAAAGACGCGGGAAAGACCGAAGATACCCCAATCTACAATAAGGTAGAGATTAAGGAAAATGCCCCATCCGGTACGAACTCCGTCGCCGTAACCGCGCCGCATATCGTTCAGTACCCACGCCCGCCAAAGCGTGATGATGGTCGCTGGCTCGCGCTGTCGTCCGTCATTGGTAACATCATCGGTAAGTTGTCAAGTCAGAAAGTCATCAAGGAAGCCAAGAGTGCAGAGAACAAATGGCGAGATGTGATGGCGAAAATGAAAGAGATGGCCGACACCGAGAACGCCCGTGTACCGAAATTGCGGGATAAAGCGGACGGGGCGATGGATGACCTCGACAAGCGCAACACGCTAAACTGGCAACGCGGCGATGTTGAGTACGCCTACGGCGAGCAGTTGAAGCCTTGTATCAATGATAAGGCCGACGATATTTGCCAACTCTCCGCCTGCGGCTGGCAGACAGATTACGATGGTATCCTTACGCGTGTGACGGCGGACGCAGAGGCTGCGGCGCATAAAGAGCTTGATAAGATTTGCCGTATGAATAACCGGTACAATACCGGCTGGAATTGTGACGTGCGCGGGCAGTTGGCTGTCGCTACGCAGAACACCATCATCTCGCAGACGAATAAGCTGCGTGAGGAAGAACGCTTGAAGAAACTTCAATTTGATGCCGACATCAAGATGAAGACCTTTGAGCTTATGGAAAAAACAAGGCAGAACCGTAATGCTACGGCTCGCGCCTACGACACCACCGCTATTGATGTACGACTTAAACAGTACACCAGCTACACGGCAGACGCACAGACCTCGCTCAAGTTGGGCGCAGACCTGTTGGCATCGCACGGGCAGAACGCTGCATGGTTGGCTGACAGCCTGCGTAAAACAGCGAAAGAGTCTATGGCCGACTGGGGTACACTGGCGACAATGATTACCGGCCTCCTGTTCGCATGGAACAGTAAACCTGCTGCGGCTAAAGCCAACGACTGCGGCGGTGGCGGCGACAGTTCACTTGATGCACTGTTCTAGTCATGTGGACCAACGACCCGATGGAGGGATTATTCCCTCCTGAAACCGAACAACCCCAAGCAGAAGAATGGTATGATACTGTTGTGTTTGGGGTTGACCCTACGCGCGGGGATTTATACGACGCAGCGACGCACATGGTGCGTGACCTTGTGTCCGACCGCGAAGACCCGTACACCTATTATGGGCTGCCCGCATTAGCGGTTGCCCCTGACGCTTATGAGGAATGAATAATGGCAGGCTATTTTATCGGTATGAACTCGCCGTCAATGGGGTTCGGTAGCGGTGGTAACTTCTTCTCACAGTTGGGACAGATTGGTCCTGCGTGGCAGAATACCATGCTGCAAGGTTTGAACACGCAGAATGCGTTTAACGAATTTCAGAACAAACAAATCGTTGACCCCTACAAGGTCAATGCGATTGCATCCGCCTACGGCTTACAAGGATTGCAAAACCTGTTCGATTCCCGCGACGCACAGCAGGCGTTGAACGCGCAGGCCGCGCAGATATTTACAGCAAATATGCAAGACAACCTCCGCAGCTATCAGAACACCGGACAGAATGGTAAAGAGTTCGTGTTCGGCGAAGACCAAGCGTTGTCTGCGACCCAACCTAAAGCCCTGCAAGTTCCATCACAAGCGCAGCCTACACTGCCTGCTCTGTATGGTGGCTATGCTGCGACTGCCCCACAGGTAACTGGTACGCAACGGTTGACACCATCGCAACAGCAACAGTTTGGTCTAACCTCGTACACTACGCCGCAAGGATACACAGGTGTGCCTGTCATGGACAGCGGTTATCAATTTACAGGATTTTAATAGGGGGCTGACATGGCTGAAGATTTAACCGTAGGACACCCAAGTTTTTATCGCGGTAGTGGTTTAGAGGGCAGACCTTTGTTCGCCCCTAACCGTGTACCCAATCAAGGTACGCCGCTGTTGGCGGCGGAGCGTCCGCAACCTATGCAGTTTGGCGACACGTTGCGTGGATATTCCTTGTACCAACTGCCACCGAACTATGTCGGCGTACCTGCTGCACAGCCGCAGGCTGTTCCAATGTATCTGAACCCGAACACGCAACCGGCAGACCCTATGGGTGTGTTCCAACGCTTCCGCAATGCAGCAAACGGCACTGCCCCAGTGGTACAACAGCAGGCGCAGGTGGCCGCGCAACCTGTAGCCACAGCACAACCAGCAGAACAGGTCGCGCAAGCCGCGTCCGTCACACAACCTCAACAGGTGGCCGCGCCGCAGTCTATCGTCTCGGTAGAATCCTTACCTCGCGTTGATGTTCCTAAGCTGCGCCCACAACAGAACGACATTCGTTTCATCGCTTCGCAAGGTGTAGATGCCCTCGATGGCGGCGACGCGTCCATCGACTTCGGTCGCCGTTATGCGGCAGCCGCCGCAACAGGCGCAGTACCTGTGGTAAGTAACGCTATGCTGGCTGCGATGAATCGACAACACGCCCGCAACCAAGCGGCGTTGTCTGCCGCTACCAAAGCGCAGGACGTGAACGATATGTACGCTGCGATGAATGACCCTAACCTCCGCGCCCGCGCCCATGCCTTGTCCAAAGCAAATGGTATCTCTTTCGACCTTGCCATGAAGCAGGCAGTGCAGTCCAAGCTGCTGGAGAGTGGCGATTACAACTTGGCAAACCGCTATGAGATGACGCAAATCCTGCCACAGATTGACGCAGAGCAACAACGCCGTGTCACAGAGGCCATCAACTTTGGCGGTTCGGCTACGCCGGTGCGCGACCCATACGGCGCAGACATTCAAACCAATGGTATCAACTCTGCCCAACCTACCGCCGACGGTAAATATGTATACACCACGGCGAACAATGTCGCGGTCGGTACGCCGCTCGCTGGTACGATGTATGGCGTGATTAATGGTTCAAGTTCCCCGACAACCGCTTCATATAATGCGGTACAGGCTAATATCCAAACAGGTCTCAATACACAACAGGCCGTAGCTAATCGAATCGCCGCCGAACGTGCGCAGGTAGCGAACCAAGAGAAGACGGCGTTGGATATGCTCAACAAGCGTTTGACGGCACAAGCCCAACTGTTACGCGCCAACGCGAGCCAGCAGAACGCCGCAACCCGAGCGGCTACGGCAGGTAATAACGGCGACAGCCAAGCAGCAAGAACTATGCTTGCCACGTTGAAAGCGTTGCCTGACGGCGACCCAAGCAAAGAGAAAATCATGCAAGCCTTGACCGATATGTATATCAGCCCAACCTCTCCGACGGAGTAAGCTATGGCGGCGTACACTTATGATTATGGTCTAGGGTTGGGCGCACCTATCCAGTCGGATAAGTTCCGTATCACGTCATGGGTAGGGCCTCGCGCCCGCTTCGCCACTTCAGGCGGCCAACACTCAAGTACCAGCCACGCAGGTGTGGACATCGCTACGCCGGTCGGCACGAACCTGCTCGCTCCTATGACGGGTAAGGTTATCCACGTTGTCAACGTGAACGATGGTACGAACAAGCGCAACCAACGTGGGTATGGTAACCAAGTGGTAATCCAGCGCGACGACGGCGTGATTACCCAGCAGTCCCACTTATTCGATGTGAACGTCAAGGTTGGCGACCGCGTACAGCAGGGTCAGGTTATCGGGCGCACCGGCAACTCCGGTAGCTCGACCGGCCCGCACTTGGACTACATCGTCATCAAGAATGGTATGGCTATGCGCCCTGACGGTACGGCGTACCGCGCGTATCAGAAAGCGTGGTTGCCAAAAGCAGGAACAATAGCGTCTCCAACCGCGCCTGTCGGCGATATGAGTAACTACGCCCAATCCGCCCCTGTTGGCGCAGCGGTCGTTGCGCCGGTAACGCCTGATATTCCTGCGCCTGCCAAGCCAGCGGCGCAGCAGGACTTCTTTGCCGAGTTGGTAAAAGAGCAAGAGATGGCGGACAAGCTGTTGTCGCTTACCGAACCACGCGCCGGCGCAGTGGCTGTACCCAACGATGACTTCTACAATAACGTAGCGCAAGCAGATTGGAATACCTATTATGGCTACCCGACAAGACCTAGAGCGTTATAGGGCAGACCCCTATGTGCAGCAGATGTTGACGCTGCTGTCCCGTACCGAGGGTACATACGATGCGAAGAACCCTTATGCCGTGTATGGTGGTAAGGTGTCGAACCAATTAACCAGTTTCGCCGACCACCCACGCGCCGCAGGCAAATGGAATTTCAGCGATAACTCCGGCAAGCAGCAGGGTTCTACCGCCGCCGGTCGGTATCAGATTATCCAAAAGACGTGGGATGGCATCTCGCGCCAGTATGGGCTTAACGACTTCAGTCCTATGAATCAAGACCTCGCCGCCATCGGCTTGATGGTAAACAGCGGGGTCATGCCACTTATTCTCAAAGGCGACATACGCGGTGCGGCTTCCAAGCTGGGCAACGTGTGGGCGAGCCTGCCGTCCAGTCCCTACAACCAAGCGAAGCGCAGCAGTAAAGAGTTCGACAGAATGCTCGCCGCTTCCACCGGTGTGACCGCGCCTACCGAGTTACCCTCAACAGCAGGCGCAGTGGGTGGTATGACAGCCAAGTCCATCGTTGCTCCTAAGATACCGTCGCCCACTGCGCCGACTACGAGACAAGATTTCGTGCTAGACCCTTTGAGTAAAGACGAACTTGAGGCTATAATGACCGAGAAACGCCCGACCCAGCCGCGCATTAAAGACGACTTCTTCGTCAATGTGGCGAAGCCTAACTGGGCAGCCTATTACAGTTAAGGATTAAAAATGCCATACAACACTGGTGCATTATCATACTTGGACAATTTAGCCGCGATGACACAACAGGCCGCCTTAGACAATGAGGCGGCTCGTCAGCAGTTGGCACTTGAGCAACAACAGTCACAGGCCCGTATCGCCGAGGCACAGAAAGCGATGGAGGACGCGCTCGCCCAACAACAGGCGGCGTATGTAGCCCAACAGCAACAAGCGCAGTTGCAAGCCCAGCAACAGCAGGCCGCAGCGGACACCGCTGCCATGTCAACCGGCAACAAGTGGGCTGACGAGTTTATCGCTTCCGCAGACAAGTTCAATTATGGTACACATGGTATCGACCCGAACGGCGCGACCCTGTGGAATCGCAAAGTGTTGGACAACTGGCTTGACGCAAAAGCCAAAGAAGAGAACTGGAACGCCCTGCAAAAAGACCAAATCAAGAAACAGGTAAAAGATGCAGTGACAAAAGCCAGTACCAATAAACATCTGTTTGATACAGAAGAACGTGGTTTTTGGGGCGCGGTTGGCGATATTGGTAACTCGTTGGCCGACAGTGCCGTGGGTGGTATCGCTGACCTCGCCAGCACCATCAACACCGCCGTCTATGAGGGCGCGAAGCGCATGGACAAGGCGGGTTACACTGATGCGCTGGGATTCCTAAGCCCAACCTACGCCCTTGAGAAAGCATGGGAATACACCGGTCTCGGCGATGGTAAGATGAATTGGGACAAGCAGATTGATGACGCTGTTGTTGCAACACGCGCTGCTTGGGGCGACTTGAAGTCCGACTACTCTAAGGACGCGGCCCGCGCTCGCGCGGAAGCCAGTGGTGTGGCAGAGACCCTGCTTGCCCTCGGCGATAAACCTACCACTGCATTAGACGAACTGGCATCCGCACTGGGTGTTGTGGTCGGTGCTAAAGGCTTGAACCTCGTCGGTAAAGGCGTGGCTGCCGTCGGTAAAGGAGTCGTTCGTGGTACGGCTAAAGCCGCAAGCAAAGCCACTTTCGGTTTGGCGGATGATGTACTCCGCGCAAGTGGCACACAACTCGGTCGCGCTACTGGTGTACTGAAGCCTGTCGCCGAACGCTTGAATCCGTCACTGTTGGCCCGCTCTGCCGCCATCGAGGGTTCGGGTAACGCAATGGACGTACTGCGCCAAGAGGGTGCGTACAACGCAGACACAGCCCAATATACTGACGACGCACTGGCGACGGCTGCGGCAACCGGTCTGCTGACTGGTGGTATCACTTATCTAGGTGGTAGGTTGTTCAACACCGTAGAGGGTACGGCGGCTCGCGCCTTGGGCGGGCGTGCTGCATCTCGCGCGGAAGCTACATCGCTTGGCAGCGAAATCCTGCAAGGTGGAGCAAAGGATATACCGAGTGCGCTCGGTTTGGTTGCTGCCGATATTGCTAAGGGTACTGTGGGTAAAGAGGCGCGTGAAGTGCTGGCACTGACTACTGAATATCTTATGGCTCATGCTTCAGAATTAGTACCGAAATCAAGCAAGCTCGCCGCAGTGTTTAACGGTACTAAACAGATTACCAGCGGTATGCTCGGCGAGGGCCTAGAAGAGGGCTTGATTGGTATGATTTCAAGCGCAGCGACTCAAGGCTTGGGTAAAGATGGTACGTTCAATACCAACAACATCGACCTCAAGGAAGTGATGCGAGCCGGTGCGAACGCCGCTACGCTCGGTGCAACCTTGGGCGTTGTAAGTGGTAGCATTGAAGCCGCAGGTAAGTACCGTGAGCATCGTGCGAACGTTGACAGTATCCTCCGCGAGCGAGACGAAGCGGCAAGCACCTACTTACCTGAAGTACGTCAGATGTGGTATGACATCGAAAATCCTGATGGTGTAGTACGTCCAGCCCAAGCACAGACACAAACGCAACCACAGGCTCAACCAACAGGCGACCCATTACAACAGGCACAAGCCCAAGCGCAGTCGCAACAACCTACCGCACCACTGGCCTTGCCAAGTCCTAACCCTACACTGGCTATCCCAAGCAATATTGACCCACGCCTGCCTGACGATGTATATCGTGAACTGGCGTTGCAGGCGTACAAGGAACGTGTGGCACAGACCGATGCCGCTCGTGCTGACCGAGAGATGGCAGCCGAAGTTGATGCAACCAAACAACGTGCAATGGGCGACCGCTTGGCTGATTACGCCAAGACCGAACAGGCTAAAGCTGCGCTCAATGAATTGCTCACGCCTGAACAACGCGCCGAACGCGCGACCGCCGGTTTCCGTTTCGCCGATGACATTCTCAACCGTAGTGACATTCATGTTCCGCAAGGTGTCCGTGCGACCATCGAGTTGCTCGGTCAGTTGGAACGCGCCCAAGACCTGATTAAGAGTGGTACATTGGATAAGGCTACCGAGCAGTCGTTGATTGATTCCGCCAGCCAGTTGTTGCGCTATGCCACACGTCAAGGCCGTCTCGAAGCGGCGCGTACTTGGGTGGATAAGAACCTGTTGAAGATTAAGACACCGACACCTGCGCAGCCTGCCCCTACCGATGGTACGACCAAAGCCGTCAGCAATATCCGCTCAACCAAGACAGTGCTTGAGAATAATGGTATCTCCGGTGCTGCCGGTAAAGACGTTATGCGCTTGATGAAAGACGTGAAGTCAACCAACGCGCGTGTGGAAGTGAACAACTTTATCGAAGCGTTCACAAGTGACGAACCCACCGATGTGGGTTATTACCGTGACCGCGCTGTCGCCAGCCTGACCGATATGTATGTGAAGCAGGGACAAGACCAAGCTACTGCGGAAGCGTCCGCACAACAGTTGGTCGATGACTTGGAAGCCACGTTGTCCGATGGTGTTGAATCTCGTGCAGCAACCAAAGAAGCCGCCTCGCAGGAGGGTGCGGCAGCCGAAGCAAAAAAGCTCCAGTTGACCCTCTTCGACGAGGTAACGCCTGACGCTACCCAAGCCGTCCATGATACGGCTCGCGCTATGCAGAAGCACGGCGCACCGACAGCGGTGCAAGGCGACCTGTTCGGCGACATGGATGTACGCAACCAGTTGGGTGCTGGAGAAGAGGGAATACAGACTGAATGGGATATGATGTCCGACGCGGAAAAACACTTCGCTATCGAACAGCAGACCATCACTCGTGGTACGAATGCCTTGCGTAACGCGTTCGGAGACGACATCGCTTGGAACGTGGTATGGGTATCCCCACGCAGTCAGAGCCTGCACAACCGCAATGCCCGCGCGTATGTGGTCGATGGCGACCCGAACACCATTTACGTTGTCGCCCACCCGCACATGACTAACCAGCAGTTCGTGTACGCCGTAGCTCATGAGATGTTGCATCAAGGTGTCGATGTGAACCTGCGTGGTAAAGTGCTGCGCGGTGCGGACTACAATCAACACATGGACCGACTGGCGGAGAATCCGTTTGTACAAGCACTGATGGCGCGTATCGGCGAGCGATATGGCAACATCGACAAGCAGTCTATGGTAGAGGAAGCCCTTGCCGAGATTCACGCTGCGCGTACAACGAAAGACGGGTGGAACACCCTGCGTAACGAGTGGGGCTTAGACATGGACATCCCTGCCGCCCTGCGCTCTACCAACTCAAGCAGCTTGGTATCTCGTATCGTGAGCTACCTGAAACAGGTGGTATCCCGTCTGACCGGCAAGTACCGCAAGGCAAGCGACAGTGACGTGGCAGATTTCCTGAAAGTGGTAACAGCCCGCCGTCCGAACGACACCGCAGGTATCCGTACTCCCGACCAAGTGAATGCCTACCGTCAACGCATGAGCTTTGAAGCAGCGCAGGCGCGTAGCGACTATTACCATAACCAAGCGCGTTCCATCTATCCTGACTTCGACTCGCTGGACAGCAATACTAAGGCCGACATTCTGTCGCAGTTGGCAACAGGCGACGAGCAAGCACAGACTGAACTGGGGCTGCAAATCCGTAACTCCCTGCTTCCGGTTAACGACCCGTGGAAAGACCCTAAGTGGCGGGCGCAACAGCAAGCCGCAGCCCACGCACAGAAAGTAGCCGCAGCGCAGCAGGCAGCCAACCAAGTACCACCCGCGAGCAACCCACAGGGGCAGGCTGATTATGTGCGCCGTACCGTGCGTCAAATCCGTATCTATCCGTCACGCGCGAACACCAGCTACTACAACGCCTCCGACTTGGATACCTATGTTGGTATCATCTCGCAAGTCCGTAAGGGCGACGCATACTTCATCCGCGTAGAGATGAATGACGACGCAACAGGGGCTAAAGGTATCATTTACGAAGAACCTGTCACTGGCGACATCGACCTCGATATGCACAAAGCATGGGAAGCGTTGGTGCAACAATACCCGAACGCGCACTACGAGCGACGCGAGGGAAGCACATACAGCACCGAGGCGAACCGCGCCCTGACACCTGAAGAGTTGGTGGTATTGAACCGCGCTCAACAGATGGGCTTGTCGTCTCCGTCACTGCGCCGTTGGACTAACTGGTTGCGTGAGAAGTTGCCTGCCAACTATGTACCAATCTTGGATAAGTTCCTCGATATAGTAGAGATGGCGCGTACCCACTGGGTAAGTATTTATACCCCATTCATGGCTGTGGAGCAGATGTATGCCGATGCGACCGGTAAGCAGACCAACATCATCACACGCCTGCTCCGCGATAAGAGTGAGGCCGGCGCGTTCCTGCACCGTAACTTCAACAGTACCAACCCTAACCAGCAGTCACTGCGCGACCGCACAGAGAAACTGCGCCAGTCCATCATCGACAGTGGTCTCTCGCAAGATAAAGTGAACCGTATCCTGCACGGCTTGGAAGAGCGTGTCCGCTCCGATGTGTTGTTGAACAGCGACGAGTCGCTCGGCCACTGGCAGGAAGTGAATGGTAATCGCGTGTTGTTCGACCCAGCCACAGGCCGTCCGCGTTACACCGTGACCGGCTACCGCTTCCAAGACCTCGACACCACCGACCCGAACGCCGGTACTTATGACCTGCGCGGTATCAGACTGGCACAGGCGTTGGCTAATTTGACCGTAGAGGAACGCAATAAGATTGGTTCGATTGTGGCCGAAGTAGCCGAGACCAACCGCATTGTGAACAAGCTGAAGCATGAACGTGGCGTGTTGACCGACAAAGATTACTACGAGCGCGTCAATCGTGGTAAGGGTTACTTAGACTTGGTATTCCCCGAACTGGCTGCACAAGGTGTGGATTTCGGCGGCTTCTTCGTTACCATGCGTGATGACGACAGCAGTGCCTACTCTAAGGCCCACGCGCTCGGTCGTGCCAGCGCGGTAGAGAATGTGTTGGGTAACACCGCTAAAGTGTGGGAAGCAGAGGTTAAGACTGCATTTACCAATAACGAGTTGTCGCAGTTCGCACTGATGGTAATGAGTATGCCGAACAAGCATTTCGTCATCGACCCTGTGTCCCCACGCAACAACTTCGACGACCCTGATAACGTGCTGGACTGGGAAACCAGTCACAAGGGCGAGCAGGACAGTATCATGATTTATATCAATGGCACACCTGTCCGCCTCGTGGCTAAGTCGAAAGCCGCAGCCAAGGCGTTGCGCCAAGAGCAACCACACGCGGCAGTGGCGAAGATTGGTAGCGTCAACCACTACTTCAACCAGTTCAAGACCTCGTTGAACCCAGCGTACCCTGTGTTCGGCCTTATGCGCGACATCATGACAGGCTACCTGAATATTAGCGGCGCAATCGGCGAGCAGTACGTTGACAGCAAGTCAGCCCCTGCGGTTGGTATGAAGTCTATCGGCTACGCATTGAAGTACCTGTTCTCGCCTGACAAGCACAATCTGTTCCTCGGCACGGCTCGCGGTCAGTACACTGACCCTTGGCAGTTGGCGTACCAACGTCTCGGTGCGGGTATGCAGTTCGGCGACAACCTTAACACCGACGCGTTCGCATCCAACCCTCTGACCGGCAGACT